AGCTGTTGACTGCGGCTGGTTACCAGTTTTGCATTGATTTTGAGATTGATGAGATCTGTCTCACCCACTGATTTTCCGCACTTATCACATATAAATGTTTTTGTAATCATATCACACTCCTATATTCTTTTTACAAATGCCGACTTAATTGCTTTTCCATATTTACCTCCCTTTCAAACTCAGCCGCCAGGAATCTAACCAAGGATATCGGGATGTTGCTAACCGCTTTTGCAATTCCTAAAAAAGTTTTTCTTGTACTGGCGGTTCTATATAATCATCATATTTAACACCTATATGGTCCAATACCTTTCCACATCCTAATTTATTAATACAGTAATTATATTGTTTGGGATGTGTCTTCTTCATTCTTTGGAATCTATTTTCACCCTTTTCAAGATGAACACCGAACATACAAAACATACATCCGGTTCTTTCATATCCCATATCATATATTTTAGAATAAGGAACATTTTTATTTCTTAAGTATTCCCAGATATCATCTTCGTTCCAGAAAGCAATAGGTTGTGATTGTGGTTTTTTTATATCAAAGGCGTTGCAGCCTGTTTTAAGATAGTCTATTTGTCTGAACCTACTTTCGGATGCCATTAGTCCATACATGGGTTTTAACCCTGTTTCCTTTTGGAAGTTATCACCAGGCTGTTTCTTCAAGTAATGACAACATTTGTCAGAAATTTTAAAAGGAGCATCCAATAAATATTTATACTTTTTGCAATTAAACGCAGAAAGCTCGCCTGTTTTTTTATTAATCAGATTTCCTTGTAGTTGTTTAAGTCTATTTGTGCCAGGGTTTGCCCCTTGAACTACATTAGATATCTTTTTAGATATCACAGGATACCCATATTTTGTAATAACATCCTTAAAATTCATTTTAGGTTTAAGATATATAACACCAGGGACAGTGTCTACAAAATCAACTATCTCTGGATATTCCAAACCTGTATCTACGAATACAGCTGGAATATTAGGATAAAGAGATCTGGCGATATGAAGAAGAACAGTGGAATCTTTTCCGCCTGAAAAAGAAATATAAACTTTTCCATTAAAATGATTATACCAATCAGTAATTTTATTCTCAGTCATTGCTATTTTACATTCTAAAGGCAATGACTGTTTTTGTTGTAATTGCCAGTGTTCCATACTTACCTCCCTTTCAAACTCAGCCGCCTGGAATCGAACCAAGTAAAGCACCACTGCCAGCTGAACATTTAAATTAATATTAAAAGGCCACTAAAAATATTAATTATAGCAAGTCAAACCGCTTGCAATGGTTTATGCTAAAACGGATTACTGTAACCTGAAGTAATACTGTTACTTTCATCAATGGACATATCATCTATGCACTTGTTGATATAAACATTCTGGTTCTCACCTTTATTTTTTACATAAATTTCAAGTTTAAGTCCTATGAGTTCACTTACTCTGTTTTCAATATCTGAGAATTTATCAAGTTTCAGTCCACATACTGCAAAATCTTTCTTGATATATTTAAGGCTTTTTGCTGAATTGATAACTGAGTTTTTGAAAAGAACTCTGTTTGTATGATTGCCTACCATAACTTTCATTTGAAGCACAATCATAGGCTTTCTTGACTCTTTGGTTTCTTCAAGTTCAGCTTCCATTATCATAACATTGTAATTGCCATCAGGTATTGGTTTAAAGTCTGTCTTCTGCTCTTCTACTTCTGTTGCTTCATAAATTTCATCATAAACTGTAAGATCTAACATTATTTTACCTCTTTCTTTGTTGTGATTGTATTTGTTTTTGTTGCTGTGTTGAAGTATGCTATGAATTTATTAAAGTCCAATGGTAACTTAGCAGGTAACTTACCTGATCTGTCTCCTGCATCAAAACTCATTGAAGGTTTTGTATTAATCACTCTTACCGTTTTAAGTTCTCCATCAACTTTAGCCTTCTCCTGTGAACAGAATAGAATCATATCAACAAAGCCTGTAATAAACCTGTAAGGGCTGCTTTTCTTTGCATCTGGTATTGTGGGAACTGTTTTTGTGTACTTGCCTGTACGATCATCTACATCCTTGTCATAAGCATGGCTTGTCATTATGAGTCCGTAAGGCATACTTGCAAGCTTATTCAAAACTCTTCTGAACTCATTAAGTATAAGTGCTGAACCTTTACCGAAACTAAGAACCCCATCATTAGGAGCATCAACACCATACTTTTTACAAATGTATTCTTCACAGAATGTATAAAGATTATCTACTGTATCAATGATTATTGTTTTGTAATCATGCTTACCTTCTGCTATCAATGCACAAGCATCAAGGAACTCTTGCCAATTTAATGTATCTATCTTATATACTGAAAGAGTGTTGAGTCCTTGTTCCGTTGCAATGAACAATGCTTTTTCTGCGTTAGAACAGAATGTACTCTTTCCTATTTTCGCTATTCCATACATTAATATGCTATACTGACTGAAATCTGTAATTATTTCTGATTTTTTTGTTGGTAACATTTTATCTCCTTCATAATCTTCTTCTGTGGGATATCCATAATTATCGTCTAATAAATTATTGTAATATTCTTCTATCAAATAATTAGAATGTTCTCCCATTAAAATACTTTTTCTTTTTCTGTTGTTAATTCTTCATGTGCTTCTTTTTTTATAAAGAAGTTCTCAAGTATCATTGGGTTCTCTCCTGAAGAACAATATTGATAATACTCACAAAGACTATTGAATTGAGTACAAAATGTATTGTTTTTATAAAACACTCCTCTCTTTTGTGCTTCAAGGAAACTCTTTGTAAGATCCCATAATTCTATCTGAAGCTCTTTTATTCTATTTCTATCTAATAGTATCTCCTCTCTATGAAATACCTGATTTGACTTATCCTGATACCACTCTGTGCATCTATCAAAGAACATATCTTCTGTTTCTGACATCTTTCGTTTAGCTGAACTCTTACCTGATTTAGATTTAGCAACAAGAGCATCGTATCTTTCCTGATATTCCGCTTCTGATTCACCCTTACCCATTTTCAAACCGCACTTACCAAGTATGTTATAAATAATACCTTCTATTTTGATGTCAAGAGTTCTTTCAACGGAATAAGCATAGAGCAGTATTTGAAAGTCAGTCCATAACTTACTGATATATCCTGCATCAATAGTGCTTGCTGTCTTATGCTCAAGTATCCAGTATGTGCCATCAGGTTTCTGAACTATTCCATCTACCTTACCGCCAAGTTTAAAGCTTCTGCTCTTGTGTCCTGTTTCTGGATTAATAATGTCATCTTCAAACTCATATTCAACTTCAATTACTTTAAAATCTTCAGTAGGATATACATTTAAGTATTCATCCATCATTGCAATAGATTTTATTTCTTGGTCTATCTTCAATTCAGCTTCAGTAAGTTCAGCATCAAAGTTTCTTTCATTAGTCTTGTACCAGTGTTCTAAACAGTTATGTATGAGTGTACCGTATGTGAAATTATCATTTTTATCAGGTGATACATATTCAAGTAAGTATCTTATCTGACATTTCTTTCTGCAATTCTTGAATAAAGCCCAAAGTGAATAAGTGGTTTTCATTCTTGTATCTGTCATGATTGCTCCTTTGGTGGTTTTGGTAAAGGCATCCAATGCGTTATGTTATTTAATGTCATATCAAAACTATCATTAAAAAACACTTTGTTTCGATATGTTTGTATCTGATAAAATACTTGTGTAGATTGATAGGTGTTATCAAAACATCCCACTACGCAAATAGTGTCATTATCCGGTGATTCATCTTTAACACTTATCCATTCCATCTTTTTTTCTCGTACAAGCTTGTCAACTACTTGTCCTCTTGATAAACCTAATTCTTTACTTTGTTTCTCCACATAATCATCTGTATCTGTCATGATTTAAAGTCGCTTTTGCATTTAGCTCTATCACACTTACAGCCGCTGCAAGGGTTATGACCAGAAAGAACTAATCCCATTACAGTGTTGCCACCTAATAAACAAGCGCAAGGCACATACCCTTGTGCTTTAGCCATATTTAAAATACCATCATCTTCATCTGCTTTTTCTTGTTCAAAATAATGTACTTTCATATCTATCCCTCTCTAACTCTTGTTAAAAACTCTCTCTTAAAGTTTCTTGTTTCCTTTAACCAAAGACTCTTACCGTCATTGCCTGTCTTAATGCTTTTCATCTTCGCTGCTATCCTGTGATAGAGCAATCTTTGCGGACACATCTTCACATCTATCTGTGGAGATAAGCAACCATTGGTAGCTTCATAGTCTCTGAATATGCAAAAGCAGTTCTGACATATAATTTTAAGTGGCTTTGTCATTTTTAGTTTCTAAAATATGCAGGAACATCACCCTTGGTATCTTTAATTATCTGTTTAAGTTCTGTCTGAGTTGGCATAACAAAGTATTCCTCTTCATCATCAAAAGCTCCATTTATCATTTCAACTACAGTCTTAATGTGAGATATTTTTGAATATTTGCCTATGAATCTGCCTGAACCTTCTATTGTAGCCCAGATGATACCGTACTTTGTAATTCCTTTTACTACTCTGCCTGTTGCATCTGTCTTCTCTTCTTTACCATTGTCAAGTTCCTGAAACTCTTCACCAGGCCATAAGCTGTTTTCTTTTCTTGTATAAGGTACCGATCCACCATTCTGTGCAATAATTGTTAATACATGACTCATTTACTTTCCTCTTTTCTTTTTTTCTCGTACAAGCTTGTCAACTACTTGTCCTCTTGATAAACCTAATTCTTTACTTTGTTTCTCCACATAATCATCTGTATCTGTCATTAAATGAAAAACCTTTCTTATTTTGTTGTCTTCATCTTTGTCGGTCACTATTTCACCTCCTTTTTCTTATTGTTCAAGTACCACCTGAGTACCACTTGAGTACCACTCAAGTACACCAACTATATCACCTATTAAAACCTATGTCAACACTTTATTTTTTTTTATTTAAAAAAGAATTGCCTGACACATGATATGCCAGGCAATATATAATATAGTATAAAGGTGGTGGGCTTGAAAGTGTTATTTTTTCATTGTTTTCTTTTTATTTTTCTTTTTCATAGGCTCTCTCACTATTCCTGCCAGTGTTCCTGACATTGGAGTTTTGTTCACTTTCTTTTCAAGATCTCTTTTGTTTTCAAAACCATCAACAAAATCATCAAATCTTGTTCCCAATTCTTCTATGAAAAAAGGAGCTTTATTTTTTCTCTGATAAAATGCTTCTTTGTGCATCTGTTTTAGATCGGCTTTTGTTTTCTTTCTGCTGTACTTATTGTTTATTTTTTTTGCTCTTTTTTTAGAATCTTCTTCTGACTCATTAAACCTTTTTATTGCCATGATATCACCTTAAAGTTTCTTTTTATATTTGATAGAGAGATATGTTTTCAAAAATACTCTTATCATTGCTATTATAAAGGCTCCTGTAAGGCAGTAAGCACAATGATTAAAGTTATCTTTAAATTGATATGCAAAGAATAATAAAGCAGTCATAACAACAAGCAGGCCGTCTTTAGATGATTCTGTAAATACTTGTGTTAAAAGTTCCTTGTTCATTTCAACTCTTTTCTTTCTTCTCTGAGATTAAATTCAAGTTTCTGAAGGAAGTCATTAAGCTGAGATATCTTTTCAATTCCCATGTAAGTGTCTATATCTTTTGGATCAATAAAAGGAAGAACCTTTTTAAGTCCGTCAACATAGTTCTGTCTTTCACTTTCGGTGTCTATGAAATCATTAAGAAAATCAACAACAGCTATTCTTGCATCCTGAAGTCTCTTAGGATCTCTTAGGAAAGATATTACCTCTTCTTTGACTAATCCTATTGCCATAGCTCCCAATGTTTTAAGAGCATCCTTCTTATTCAAAAGATAATCAACTGCCTTCTTTGCTACACCATTCTTTAAATTATTAAAACTAAATAAACCCATTTTGTTCCTCCTAAGGAAATATTTTTATTATACCTTTACTTATATCTACATTACTTGTATCCAGATGAAGCCATGAAACTTTCATTTCTACCCTGGTTATATATTTATATCTATCTGCATCTTGGTTATTAAATATATCTTGTCTTATTTCTTCAGCAGACATATCCTCCATTTTAGAATCAATAGCCCTGCCATATTTGTGCATACTTAATATTGCTCCTATTTTGCAATTAAAAGGTCTTAATCCTCTATATTGATAATTACCACCCCAATACCAATCATTTACTGTTACAGAGCGTTTAAAGTGATTTCTGATAGAATCCATAGTCCATAGTATTCTTGGATCAAAAAATCTTAATAAATAATCAGGTCTATTTTTATATTTTTCATAAGTTTTTTTATCTACTAATTCAAATATTTTAAACCATTCTGGACTGTAACTGTTCATGAACATTCCTTCCAAAACCACATTCATCTTGATGTTTTGCAATAACATTTATTATTACAGTAGTCATATTCTTATCAGGATGTTTCTTTTTATAATGTTCTATAAGCTTATCCATGCTCCTGACACCTAACTGAGCAGCTTCGTAGTCAATCATTTACGACCTCCCTGACTTAGTATGGTATCAAGACTGCCTTGTAACCTTGCCATTAAGAGAGCTAAATCCTGTACATGAGAATTAAAACTATTATTATCGTTTCTCATTTCTTTTAGTTTATCCTTACAAATATTAACATCTCTTTGCATTTCAGATATAGCAGGAGCAATTTTATTTATTGAAATGAATATATCTGAAGTCATAACTGCATCTGCACAAGACATCTTACTATTCATACATGGAGCGTTTTTAATCTTATATGCTGTGTAAAAGGATATAATTGCAGGAATAGAGAATACTGAAGCTATTACAAATATAAACAACCATACATACCAAGGTATGCCTGATTTAATCATTGTCTGTATTGTTTTAAGTATAGTTATGAGTGTTGGCATTGTAGTGTCCTTTGTTGATTTATTTATTATAAACTATGTCCACACTCAAAACATCTGAAGCTGCTATGGTTATAGGTGCAGCATGAGTTGCGAATGTGCCTCCTGATACTTGAAATGTTGCAATACTTGCTGTGCCATCTATAACTAAGGTTCCAAAAGCAAAAGTTCCAGCGGTGTTATCAAAAATTCTCCATGTTCCCTGATATGTTACTCCTGCGCTAATTGATGCAAAAGGAAGGACTAGCGTCAAATTACCCCCTGGTATGGTAGTAGTTGAACCTATTGTCATAGTTGCTTGCACATGAACAATATCATCTTTTAAAGAATATTGACCTGCAACAGTACCATCACCTATGGTTATAGCTGTACCTGCATTAAAAGTAGGTGTGAACGCTACTGTATCAAAATCTCCTGATCTTGTAGTTATAGTTGGAGAAGATTCTGTATAATCTAATATTGTCTGACCAACAAAGGTATTTCCACTTTTATATAATTCAGTATATATACCTTCAATATATATTCCGTAATCCGCTAATGGTGATGTTCGTGTATCAACAAATTCATTATTACTAATTATTAATTTTACAAATGCCGAAGCAGTTCCTGTCAGCCCTGCATAAATGCCTATTGAATTAGTAAAAACTGCTGTTGGTGTTATATCCGAAAAAGTGTTATTTCTTACAGTTACAGTGCCAAGGCCATTGGTGGCATTAGTGGTCAAGTACACGCCATGATTAAATCCTGTGCAGTAATTACCATCTATAATTATTTTATCATGAGTTTGTCCTGCAACAGCCTGAGGAGATACCGCTATGAATGCAGAGGCTTTAGCAACACCTACTTTAGAAGCTATATTATTAGAAATCAAAACATCGGTGATAGCATAGTTAGGAGCTATTAAAACAGCCACTTTTAGGTCTGGAACCGATCCAGTAGGAATACTATCATCAAGTCCAAAGGTATTACCATCTATAACTACCTTTTTGATAATAGATTCTGGTGCAGTAGACCTGTAAAAATCAACACCTATAAAATTAATTGGCGAAAAGTTATTACCAGAGATAATTATGTTGTCGCAGTCTGAGGTCAAGTTTGAAGATACCCACATACCTTGATAATAGTTTTTGACATTATTGTTTATGAATCTCTGATTTGCACCATGAACTTCATAAGCAACAAGACCTCCAACGCCTCCTACAAACATAGCATCTTGAGTAAAAGTATTTCCCTCAATAAGCACATCATCAGCCCACCCATATACCGATGAATGATCTCCTGAGTCAAGACCATTGTTATTAAATAAACAATTTCTAATAATCCACCTTTTGCCAAGAATAGTAGACGCTGTATTTGATTGAGCCATACCAATACAAGTAACTCCTGCTGTATTAATAAAATTACAATTTTCTATTAAAACATCATCTGCCTTTGCTGCAATGCCACTTGGAGTTCCAGAAAAAAGGATATGTGCTTGTGTCCATTGATTATAAGTACCTGATCCTCTATTTGGACTTATTTTATTGTTTGCTCCGTTCATATCCATAATAATATTATTAAAGTGTATGTTAGATAATGTAGAGTTGCTGAAAAACATTCTTAGATGTTGTGGACTTGCATCTATTGATTGGCCATCTGCAAGTTTTAAAGTTGCACCTTCAATACCTTCTATATCAAAATTATCAGTCATTACGAAAGCTGCTAACACAGAAGAACTTGCTTCATCTACAACAGCAGTAGCAGGAATTATATTATAAGTTTTGCTTTGTAATACAACTTTAGAAGAAGAACGATTAGCAAATGATAAAGCTAAATTTATTTCTGAACAATCATCTGTTGTACCATCTCCTACTGCACCAAACCATTCAGGGAAAATAACATCATTTTTTGCATTTCCAGATAGAGAACCAATAGATAAGTCTAATATTTGTGATAAACCTGCTCTTATTGAACCAGATATAGTCAGAGTTATTCCTGTATTTGGCTTTAAAATTGCCCCTTTGTCAAAATACAAAGTTGTGTTTGCGTTAAATGAAATATTTGAACTTATTAAATATGTTCCAGAAGGAAAATACAGAGTAGCGTTTGAAACACCGATAGCCGTAACCGCTGTATTTATAGCCGTATAATCATTTGCAATGCCATCTCCTGTAGCGTTATATGGAGAATCTTTAACACAATACCAATATTCATTTGTAGTTTCAGGTGGATATGTTTCTCCTGACTGAGTAGCAATATTAGCAAGATTAATAGGTGTCATTGTTCTTGCTATTCCAGAAGGACTTTTAAATGGTCGTCCGTGACTATCTGTTACTGCAGCTACTGTTCCTGATGTTACATACAAGTCTTCAAGTGCTAACTGTGTAAAATATGCAGTTATAGACTGTGCTTTATGAATACCAAATATTGATATAAAAACAAAAAGTATTATCCATATTTTTTTAATCATTATTATTCTCCTATTATTTTTTATTACCAAGTTGCAATATCTGCTCTTACCCATGTATCAGTACCAACACATATATATATGTGTGTGGCATCCCATGATACTTCACCAGTCACACCTGTTGCTGTTGCATTCGCAGGAACAACAGGAACTGCTATTGTTACATTCCCAGCGGACACAGTTAATTTGTCGGTTGTTGTGAGTGTTCCTCTAAATTCAGCACTTAAATCAGATTTTAATCTCAATACCTCTGTTGAATTATATCCTGAGTTATATAGGCTATTAAAACTTAAATAAGTAACAGGATTAGTAAAATTAAGATCTAATCTGAATACTGGATTTGTGCTACCATCTTTTAATACTAATAAACCTTTAGTGTCTCCTGTGCCAAGTGCTGTATTTTGTGTAAATATATCAAAAGAGCCGTTGGTTAATGCCCCTGCTGTGAGTGTGGTTCCAACGGTAACTGCATCTGTTACAGCAAGACTACCGCCAATAGTTCCATTGCCTGTTACAGCTAATACGGAAGTAACTATGTTATTAAAAGTTTCTTCTCTCTTACCATCTTTTACTACTGCAGCGTTAGAAACACTTGCAATCATAAAAGTAATCAAAATAAATGATAGTATTTTATTTTTCATTTTAAACCCTTTCAACTCCCTACATAGGAGTACAATTATTATGTAATGAAGCTAAATTGTTTTTAGCTCTTTTTGTTTGTTGTTTTTCTCTTTTAAATTCCATTGCATAATAAGCAGCTTCTTCTTTATCTTCTTTTTTTCTTGAAGTTCTGAGTATGCTACTTGCAGCAAGTAATTCAAAATCTTTTAACATAAAGTCTGGTACAGTGTCTACTACAACTTCAGTAAGGTTAGCATCATCAGCTGTTGTAGCCCATGCAGGTACACTTGCTGTTTTGTAATAATCATACAACGCACCACCATTATCAGCAGCAAACAATACAGGAGCCCCTACATCACCGTCAGTTGACATAGCACCTGTATCAGCTTCTATGAATGTACCTGAATCATCAGTAAAGTATCTTGGTATTCCAAATTCACCCTCTGTGTCTACCGCTTCTCCTCCGACTGTAATAACACTTGCTGCACCATAATCTCCATCAGCAGTAGCAGCACCACTTAAATTTGGTATAGGAAACAGTTTTATATATCCATACTCTACTGTGTCTTTTAGAAAGTATGAAGGAGTTCCCTGGTTGCTTTCATCATAATTGTTTTCAAAGTCATAGCCATAAGCATTACCGTTACTTTGGTTTATATCAATAATTTCTTGTGTAGTTGGTCTTATAACTTGTCCACTATATCCAACCATCTTCATCCTGATTATTTCCATACAGTCAGAAGCTATCTTGTAAATAGCAACACCCTTAGTAAAGATAATCAACTTTGATATCTTCTTTAAGATTCCAAGATCTTTACAGTACCATGTCATTTCATCAGCAATAGCATTTCTTATTTGCTTCTTTGTAAATCGTTGATGATTCGGATCATGGATAGCGTAGGCAACTTTTTCAATCATGTCTGCTAAAGTCATTGTAGCCATGTTTATTCCTTTACTTTATTATATTATCTTCTTTTCACTCTTCGCCTTGTTGTTCTAATTCTACCAGTTTTTTTTAAAGACTGCTTGAAATTTGCATCTCTTATATTTTTAGTTTTCAAAGTATCAAGAAATCTTTTTGTTTTAATACCAGGCAGTTTGTCTAAAACTTCTCTTAACTGTTTCTTTTCATCTTCTGTTGATTGCTCATATCTAAGCCAGAATTGATTAGCTCTTTCCTCTGGTGTAAGTCTTTTTATTTGCATCCACCATCTTCTATCCGGAATATCTTTTAACTTTTCGCTATCAGAAAATCTTTTACTTAATCTTTTAGATTCTAAAGGTGTCTCTTGATTTTTAATAAAAGTTTCTATTTCTTCTTTTGTTTTCTTATCATCAAAATAATCTTGAACCATGTTATCTAATTTCAAAGTGTTTTCATAAGCCTTTGAGTTTGCTTTTATTTTAGCTTCATCAATTTTTTTCTGATACTTATAGTATGAGTCTGTCTTTTTCAAAAACTTTCTTATGAATGGAATTTTAAGTATTCTATCTTGAATAACATCCTTATTCTTTCTCTCTTCTTCAAATAGTTTTGTATAAGCATAATCGCCTAATGAAGTATAAATGTTTCCAGAAGTGAATATTTGTTCAAGAGCGACTTTAAGTCTGTCAGGAGACATACCCAATGTTTCACCTGCTTTTTTAAAGAATGGATGTGTATATGAGGTTTGTTCTAATTCAGGTTTAACTTTTTTACCCTTCCATATAGGCTGACCTCTCCATATATCTATGTTTGCTGAGTAAGCTATAATGGCATCCAATGTAGGAGGAATCCCTTGTGCAGGCATATACGGTAGAAAGTCTTGTATGGTTTTAACTATCTGTTCTGGATCTACTTCTTTACCCAATGACATTGCGGTAAGGTTTTCAAATATAGAACTTATAACTCTTTGTCCTTGGTCTTTAGCAATCTTTACATATCTCTTTCTCGTATTGCCTTCTTTGTCAATATATTCACTGTTAGGTATAAGTATATTAAAATAGTTTCTTTTATCTGTAGGAGAAATCTTATCATATTCGTCTTCATCAGATCCAACATTAAACATATAAAGAAGTGTACTTGCTACTCCAAGTTGTGCCGCTTTATACATTGTTTGAGCAGGTCTATCTTTACTTGCTCTAAATATACCTCTTGAACCTTGTATTCCTGCATTTAGATAAGGTATAATATTGCTTGCAGCCTTTGTCATTCTACCGCCTTGAGAAAAATCAAGATAGTTTCTTGCTTTCCATGTTGCTTCTTTTCTGTCTTCTAAAGATAATTCAGATACTTTAACTCCTTTTTTCTTAGCAATATTTATTAATTCTTGTTCTCTTAAAGCAAGTCTTGTTAATATTTCAGAAGTTTCACCAGAATAACTTAAAATACCTTGTACTTTTTCTATCTTTTTATTAACAGTATTTTCAAACAATCTACCTTGATTAGAAAGAAAATCCATTCCACCGCCTTCATCTATATAATCGTTATATCTTCCTTTTCTTGAAACAGCATCTGTAAAAACTTCAGACATTCTTTTAGCAATTTGAGCACCCGCAATAGGAAGTGTAGAAGAAAAAGCATCTGTGGTTAATAGAATGTGTGCTATATCTCTTGGAGTGTTTGTAATTATAAATTCAGGGTTAACGCCTGTTGCCATCATTTTTAATATTTTAGTTCCAGAGAATATCTGTAAAATTTGAGTTTGCATCATAGAAAAAATAGGATCACTTTTAATCCACTCAATAGCTAAATCAGAAGGCAAAATCATTTCTTGTTTCTGTCCTTCTATCATAACACTTATTTTTTCAAATCCAGGCTGTAACTTTTCATTTTTTTCAGCAATCTGAACTAAACCGTTTTCAGGATTAGACTCTGCTAAATTATACATTTCTTGGTTAGCAATGTTTTTAAATATCCTTGCTTGAGTTCTTGCTATTACAGAAGGTAATAATATTGATGTATCTGTTTCTATAAGTCTCAAAGAACCTTCATCAGTAAGTTTTTGTATTCCACTATTTGGAACTGTTATCTTTTTACTGCCATCAAAAAATGTCATATCAGGATCTACATAATCAAGAACCTGTCTTGGAGAATAGTATTCGCCTGTCTCCCTTAATGCCTTTAAACTTTCTTTAGTTATTAAACCATTCTTTTCTAATTCACTTAACTGTTCATCAAATGCAGACCAATACTTTTTAGCTTTATCCTCTATTTTACTTTTGATATCAGCAGGAATATTATTTATAGTCTTCTGAAATTCTTGTACCTTTGTATTATTTTGAAATGTAAAATCAGGTTTTCTTTTAAGTATTTCAAGAGATCTTTTAGCAAATATATAAGCATCAAAATGTTTCTTTTCAGTCTTATTCATATCTCCAAATATAGACTCTGTAAATTCATTTATTTTCTTAACAGCTTTTGCAGAAGCACCTGCAATTAAATCATGGTGCATTACTACTTTTTTTCCTGCATCACCAAGGCTGTATAAGAAGTCTTTTATGTTTGCACTTTCATCTATTATGTTTCTTTTTAAGAATTTTATAATTTTAGTTTTTGTTATCTTTCTTTTTATTTTAGATAACTTTTCAGACTGTTCTATGGTGTCATATACAGAAGTTAATTCAGGTTCTTCAGACTTCTTTATTTCTTTTGTATCAGTTTTTACAGGCTCTACAACTTTATCAGGATCATAAGCATTAACTTCATCCTTAGTCATACCAACTTTAGAGGTATCAGTATTAGGATCATCTATGAGCTGATTCATTGCTTGCTTTAATCCTTTTATATAATCGTTTCTTTTATCTGCTGTAACTCTGCTGAGAACATTTTTAGTTATGTCTTGTAGTTTATATATACCTTTTTTAAAATAAGCTTTAATGAGCTTTGCAGAAGCTTTAACAAGCGGTGCGTTCATTGGTACTAAACCGCCAAGTATTTTACCTTGTGCCCTCTTAACTTCTTTCCAAGCATTTTCTATTTCTTTGTCAACTGCTTGTAGCTTAGTGTCTTGTTTACCAGTAGGATTATTCAAGTCAAATGAAGTAGTAACCTTAGCGAATGAATTTCTAATAGGCATTATAAAAGCTATATTTTTTTTATTGTTAGCGTCTCTTATTCTCATAGGTTCATAGGCTTCTTTAATTGAAACTTCTATTTCATCTATTCCTAACTTTTTAAAAGTCTCTAATGCCTTTTGCAAATTATTTGGATTTATACGAAGTTCTAAATCACCTTGTTTTATTTTAGCTAACACATCGTCTTTATTTTGTAAAAGTTTTTCAACAGCAGACATACCTCTTGCTTTATCTAAAAGATCGTCTGTTTTCATTTGTTTATATTTTTGATTGCTTGAATTGTCAATTATTTCTGATGCATAAGGGAACTCAGCATTTAATTTTTTACCTGTTAGTTTTTTATTATTTTTATCTATTTCAAAAATGCCACCTTCTTTTACATCTGCTTCTACAGTAATGAAAATGCCACCATTGGTTGCTTGTATTCTTTGATTCTTTTTATCGAAGAACACTCCTGAATATTGAATTTTTTCTCTTGTTTTATCTGCAAAAGGAATTATTATTTCTTCAATAGGATTATTTGACTTTTTAATTTTTTTCTTTATTGGAGTAACATCTATATCAATAACTTTAGCAAGTCCTGGAATTATTATTTTATCTTCTTTTTTCTTTGGAGTTTTAGGAAGAACACCTGATAACAGTTCTTTTAATTTAGATATAAAACTTTCAGGAAAGTTCTTACCATAGTATTCACCTGCTATTAAATTACCTTTTGATGTAACGTTTTTTTCACTCATATCACCAACAGATGTTTTTTTCTCTGATGTTTTATTTTTTATTGCTTCATTTAATATCTCGGTTGCTTTTTCAAAGTTTAATATTGTTTTACCATTAAGACCAGTGTTAGAAGTTGCAGGTCTTACATCAACAGCATTTTTAGTATCTTTAGGTTTGTCAAAATAATAAGGATTAAGTCCAACATCTTTAGCTTTTTGTGAAGCATTTTTATATGTTTGTTCTATGTCTGTTTTTTTCTTTCTTCTCTCTTCAAGATTTTTCTTAAACTCTATTGCTGTTTTTATAGTATCTATTTGTTTACCGTATATAGCTGAATCTTTTGAAGATTCACCTATTGATCTATTACCAGATAATACTCTTCGTTGTTGTCCTTCCATAAATAAAGCTAAATCTTCTAACTCTTCAAATGAAAATTTATCCAACGATTTTGTAGAAGCATTAACACTCATTGCTCTACTTCTTTTATCAAGTTCTCCTTTTTTATATTCATAAGGTTTCTTCTCAACAGTCAAAGATTCTTTTACAGTTGGTTTAGTTTTATTCTCCATCAGATGATTAGCATAGTCATAAGCAGTCTTGCCTAAATCATATCCACCTACATAATATATTTTTTTCTTACCTGAATCTTTTATTCTCTGTTCATGAGCGTCTTGCTCTCTTTGATTCGCTCTGTTAGATGCCAACCTTGTCATAGGCTGAATTTTATCAACCTCTTCTACGCTTATTTTAGCATTGTCATTTACAAGTTCTCTAACCTTTTCTTTTTTTGTCATTAGTTTGCCATCAAAATTAAACATTTTATTTAATGCTTTTATAACTTGACCTCTGCGCATTTTAGGCATATCTTTATCAAAGCCATCTACATTTTCTTGTTCTTTTTTCTTTATTGTTTCTTCTGTTTTAATTATTTCTTGTTTTTTATTAAAAGCAATATTACGCTTTTCTTTTTCTATTTCAAATGTTTGTTCTTTTTCAGCAATTTCAATAGTATCATAAAACGGATCACTGAAACTTTGTGATAATTCTTTTGGCAATTTCACAGCATACTTAACACCTTTAGGAGTGTTTACTTTATATATTGAAAACTTATCTTTTGGAATATCAAAAGTATATTTATCAGCTTTCTTTACTGCCACTTTTTGCTTAACTGTTTCTTTGAGTGTAGGTTTAACTTTAACAGGCTCTATTTTAGCTTCTGGCTGTACTTCTTGTTTTTGTGGTGTGATTATAGTCTTTTGTTTTTTAGCTTCTACTTTAGTCTTCACAGCTTCAACGAGAGGTTTCTTGTTAGCTTTCTTTTCTTTTGCTAACTTCATTGCTCTTGAAATCGCTGTTTCCTGTACTGGTTCTACTTCTTTTTTAGATTCTATATCAAAATTAGTTTTCCCTATAATTTTACCTGTTTCAATATTTAATTCTTTAATTTTTTTATTAAATGTTTCTATTTTTTCTTTATATTCAACTAATCTATTTTTGTTTTCTTTTATAAATCTTTCTCTTAATTTTATTGAACTATCCCATTGCCCTTTATAATTTTCTTTTCTTTTTTTATATTCTTTTATTTCTTTTTTATATTCTTTAGTTCTATTTAAATTAGCGTCAATTTCTCCTTGGTAATATTTTAATTTTTTTTTATTTTGTTTTAAACTTAAACTTGCTTCTCTATTTATGTTTTCTTGTACTGTTCCAGTTCTTATTTCATTAGACGCTTTTTTTATAACATTATCTAATAAATTTTTTATAGGAACAAGTTCATTTCCTGCTTTATTTATTTCATCTGTAAGTCTTTTATATATAATATTAATATCGCCATCACTTACACCAGTTTTTTTAATAATTTTTTTAATATGATTACTCATAAAAGTTTTTAATTTATCAGTATTTACTCCAACATTTTTAATATTTAATTCTTCGCCAACCATTAATGAATCTTTTAAACTATCAATATGTTTTTTTATAGCTTCTGGTGTTGAGGATAAAAAATTTTGTTTAAATAATGATGTTGTTTTCTTCAATATATTAATAATTTTTATTTGTTTTTCATTAGGTTTTATAATTTCTTTTTTCTTAGGTTCAACTTTGTCTTTAACTGTTTCAACAAGAGGTTTTTCTTTTACATTAATATCTTCTGCTATTACTTCTGGCTTAGTCTGTTCATTGAGGTCTACCGTTACACCTCTATCAGCTTCTATTTGTTGTAGTTCGTCAAGCTGTGCTTTCTGTTCAGGAGTAATATTATCTGTAAGTTTCTCACCTGTAACAGGATTTTTAATAGTATTTATATCAATCTTGCCTTTAGGTTGTGAAATCATTTTTGCTAACTTTTGACTTGTAACGCCTATTGGTCCGCCTGCTGCTGCCATTATGAGAGTAGAAAAAAGAACTTGTTTTGCTTGCTCAGGCAAGGTTTTAGCCCACTTAGATAAATTTTCTTCATAGCTTTCATCATCTTTTGTTTTTGCTATTGTATCAGAAAAACCTTGTGCTACCGTTGTTAATCCTTCACTTATAAGTTCTGACACAAGATATTTTTCAAGCTTTTCTAAAATTGGTGCTGTTGATTTTCCAAATAACTTTTTCATCGGGAAATACTCAAATGCAGTTTCTATACCACCTTGAAGTAATCCCATTCCTGCAGCAGACCAAGGAGACCATTTTTCATTATCTATAAAATCATTGTAAGTGCTTGAAGCTTCTTGTGCACCACCGTATAAAGCACCTGCAACCGTTGCTGCAAAAGGAGCACCTGCACCAGATAGCCCTCCACCCATAGCCATTGCAGGAGCCATCATTCCTAAGTTTTCTAATGCCATTGCAACAGTTTCTGAGTTTGAACCTTTTTTAAATTTAGGTCTCATTTCATTTGCTGATTTAGTCCAATAATCAATAGCAGTCTTTCCAAGGTTTGTTAAGGTTTCTTGACCTGTTACATCACCTATAAATCTTAATGCAGTTCCAGGCATAGACATACCACCTGTCATTCCTGTACCTATTGCAGCAGGAGCAGTTTTAACATTTTGAGCAAGATCTTTAAGTCTATAATCAGAATAAGGAACTTCAAAAAAATCATCTTCATCAACAACTGTAGGAATTTCATCCTTTACTTCAACATCAGTAGGAACGGTTTTAGCTTTGCTTTCTCTTACATCACCAGGGTATTCAAAAGATTGCATAGACTTCTCAGGTATAATATTGAATATATCATTCATCAAACTCTTCTTTGATATTTCATATTCATTATCATCTGCTATATCAAGTGACATATCCATTTTAGTATTTATGTAATCAAGCTTTACTTTTTCATTTTCATTAATAAGATTGTTTTCATCTTGGAACATCAAATATTCATAATAGTTTTTAGAAGCAAACTTTCTATCACTTTCATCTGCTTTTACATTCTTGTATATGAACTCAGCAATATCTTTACCTTCTCTTGCTGTTGATGCAGAAGGATCTTGTGAAGCATCTACTTGTACCGATTCCATTGTAGGAGCATTTACAGAGTTAGTCTGTCCTGCTTCTACAAGAAAGTCATTCAATGTCACATCACCCTTTGCAACTCTTCTAAAAGCATTGTTGGTCATATTATCAACTACATTATCTGTTGCAGTTGGAACTAATGTTTTAAGTCTCTGTTTGAAAGTTTCTCTACCTGTCTGCAAAAGTTTTTTGAGAGAAACATTCTGTATCTTATTCTTTATTGCTCCATAAGCAAAAGCAGATACAGCGGCCTTTTCAGGAGCTATACCTTTCTCTTTTAATGGATTGAACTTATCCACAAAGTCTATTGTATCATCGTAATCAATAACATTCTTTACAGCAGTTTCATCACCGCCAAATACAGTCTTCTGACCATTCATAAATATAGAGTTTGTTTCATTATCAGGTTGTACTTGCTGTTGTTGTGGCTGTTGAGGTTGTGATAACTCTGGTAAAGATATAGATTCACTTAAAGAAGGCAAAGATTGATTTCTTTGAATACTACTTAAACCACCCTGTACAGACTCAGGAGACTCTTCTTGTGTAGTTTTTTGGTTTGCTATATCATCAGCAGCAGTCTGTCTTTCCTGTTCTGTTAACGCTTTAAATGCAGGTTCATTAGCCATTAATTTATCATATACATATCTTGATGAAGCCATGTTTTAAGTCCTAATCCGTTTTATTGAATGAAAATTATTGAAATAAAGATTTTCTTCTTTTACTTTGCTGTTCAGAAGTAGAAGGTGTTGTTTCAATTCTACCACCATCAAGCGTTCCTGTCGACGGTTGTCTTGATATAGGGGCGTTAGAACCACTCATAGGAAGTTTTTTACTCCCCCTGCTAAAGTTCCTACAACAGGAGTTTTTTCTGAAGATCCTGCTGATATATTTTCAAGTTCAGCTTTTAAATCTTCTATTTCTTCTTGAATTTTTATGTCACCAGGAGAACCTTTTTTGAGATCAATCATCCTTTTGTAGAGTACATTCAATCTTTTAGATATTTCAATCATTCTGTTTTCAACGACTTGACTAAGTTCACCTTTAGCTTTGGATAATCTTAATTCTTCAATTTGAAGCTTAACATCATTGATCTTTTCTCTTGTGCTTTTAGGCATACCCTCTGTACCAGAACCCTCATATTTAAGAGTCTTTTGGTAACCGTCAAGTTTAGTTTGAGGTCTATCTACATTTGAAAGCATACTGCCTGTAGCTTGACTTGTGCTTGGATCTATACCCATGCCAGAACTCATTGCGCCCTCTACAGTAGAAGCAACTTCTTTTGTAAACAATTTGTCTATATCTTCATTCATTCCTTTTTCAATAACTTCTTTTGGAATAAATGAAAGTCTACCCTTTGGAGTGTTCATATATACTTTACCGTCACTCTGAAATTGTGAAAAGTCACTTTCAGGAACATTAACACCATTTTTTTTATACATGGCAACAACATTATCTACTTCTTTTTGAGCAGCTTCATAACTTCCAGTTTGATTAAAAGCGTCTTTATACACTTGAGGTAATTTAGTTGCAAGATCAATTAATACTTTTCGTTCAAACTTTTCTTGTTCATATTCTCTTGAACTTTTAGTTTTATCTTCTTGATATTTTCTTTGTGATTGTTGCTGACTTTCTGTATAAGAGCGATCTTCTTTTTGTTTTTCTTCATTGTATCGTCTCTGATCTGCTAATCTGCCTTGATATTTTTCTTCGTTGTAAGTTCTATCAGCTTCAAGCTGTTTTCTTTTTCTATCTTCTGTCATACGCTGATTTTCAGCGTTCATATATCCTCTTGCAATACCTGCAAGCCCTTTTGCAAAACTCATATCAAACTCCTTAATAAGAAATATTTCTTGTACCAAGACTTGAGTCAAAATTATTATAAGCACCAAAATCAAAATCTGAAGATCCTGATGAACTTGATGATCCCGAATTTTTCCGAGTCATGTTACTGAGAAAACTGCCTATACCTTCAAAAGAACTATTAGCATTATTCTGAGCTGTATTAGCAGCGTTTCTTAATGAATTAGATCTACTGTTCAAACTGTTCGATGCAGAACTTATAGCAGATACAGGAGCAGATTGACCAGATGAAGGTATGCCTTGCATAAGCTGTAACCAGTTAGATACATTCTGAATTTCTTTATCTTGTCTTTCTATATCCCAAAGAGCTTGTTTGTTGATATCATCTTTTCTTGCTTGCCCTATATCCGATGCTCTTCTAAATCCTGCTGAAGATTCAAGAGACTTTCCAAGTGCAGAAGTGGTAGGTTCATACTGATTCCTTGTAGCCATATCTCTTCTGAGGTTAGCAAGTGTAGAACCATAACCCTTGTTAATAGCTTCCTCTTGTTCTCTGAGTCCTGGAAGATCATCTGGATAGTCAGGTTTAAATGTTGTATCTTTTGCTTCAAATCCTGCTTCTACAAGTTCTTTTTTCTTTTGAACTAAATAATTATCTACAGGTTCAATATTCTTTTTATAGTTAGTCCATAATTCTTTTGTAGTGCTATATTGAAGATCCGCCATTGCTTGTGATGTAATAGCGGCATCAGCGGATGCTCCTGCCATTTTTCTTGCATCTTTTCCAGATTCATAAGCATTATAAGCATCTATTCCCATACTTATTATTCCCAATACTGACATATTAAGCTCCTTTCATTTCTTCGTTGATATTTATTTGTGATTATTTTAAATATTATTCATAAGTTACAGTTATTATTGCAGATCCCGTTGTCACAATAAATAATCCTGTGCTAAAAGGAGCATCAAACAGAAAACTACCTTGAACTTTCAATGAATCTATGGTTGTTATTATTATTCCTGCTGCGCTTGTGCCATCATAAACGGTTACACTTCCTGAATTGTTAGTAACATTAATTGAATGTAAATCTCCTGCCCCAACCTTACAAAGAGTGTTTGCTGCTCCGCTGATATATTTATATGTTGATGCCGTTCTAAGTTTTCCTTCCCTAGATATAACAACACCTAAACAGTCAAAAGTTACATCTATTATGTTTCCATTACTGTTAATGTTTTCAAAAGTTATTGGCTGAGTTAATCTTCTTGTCAAATGACCACCGACAGATTTATGTAAAAGCTTATTATTTATATAATAAAATGCACCTATTGGAGTCCACTCAATATCAAGTTTATAATAAACAGCAGGATCTATAATAAAATTTGGTCCATATATACCATTGAAATCACCACTGCTAATTAATGTGTCTACTGTAACTTTTCTTGAACCTACATTGAGGGTTAAACCATCTAATTCAAAGAAAAAGCCTTCATCTACATCATAGGCTCCACATCTTCTAATGTTGTCAGCGACCAGGGCATCATTAAATTTATAAGCACCTGTGAAAATTAAAGCGGAACCTACAACAAATCTACCACTTCTGACAGAATTATATTTAGCTGTTGAATTCGCAGTTACTCCGGTTGTAAGTTTAATTTCTCCTGTTTGTGTTACGGCACCTGAACCTGTTACTGTTTCAGTCCAAAAATTAGGATCTTTCAAAGTTCCATCAAAGTTTGTGCCTACTATTCCAGAATTTTCATTTACATTCAATGTGTTTGTTGGAGAAATCCAAGCGTGCCTGTCTGAATTTATTTTACCTGTTATGGTTGATTCTACCTTTACTCTGTCATCGTCTGTCAAAGATCTTGGGAGTGTAGATATAACAGGTGCCATGCCTGTTGCAAATCTTAAAGCCGTTGTTGCTGATAAGTCAGTATTAGTTACTCTAGCTCTATAATAAGGAGCTACGCTTGCAAAAGTTCTACTGCAAGCATTATTAGCTAAACATTCAAAAGTATCGCATATATCCCAATTTGTGGCATCTAAACTCTGGTCTATATAAATTATACAATCACGATCTGCAAAGTGATAAACCTGGATTCCATTAGCGCCGAATGTTTCATCTGCTGTGCCCGTAAAGGTTGCTCCGCTTGCAAGGTTTGTATCTGTATAATTATTAGTTGAAGAAATGATCGATTGAATTAAAGCTACTCCGAGATGATAATCACCATCTGCATCAGGCTGAGAATCTATTGCATTTCCAAGTGAATCAACAATAGTGACATCTGATGTTCCTGTTGATCCTGCTATATTCACATCAAGAGCATTACTTGTTACACCTACAAGGTTTTCACTTTCATCTTGAAGTATAAATCTGTTTATATAAGATGCTTGTATCGGTGTTGCAAAAAGTGATATTACTAATAAAAGTAAAAATAGTTTTTTCATTATACTGCTCTCCATCCAGAACTCGGTGATGCAAATAATTTTACATTATTATTTCTATATACTTTGTTATCTGTACTTGCGTTTACTGTTCCAATTATAGTTACATTACCTAATGAGGTATTTAAAATATTAAGTTCTTGTCTCTCCATTAATGTTGAAGCCAATAGAGTTATATTTATTGGACTTGTACACTCTATATAACTATCATCTGAAAGTATTGTGTAATCAGCAGATACAACTTTATATGTTTTAAAGTTTAATGCTTCTTCTTCATTATTCCTTAATGCTCTTTTAGTGTTGGCGTTTGCTCCTATGTTTCTAAGAGATTTACCACCAAACTGAGGTGAAGCAAGTTTACCCTCTAATATTTCAAGTCTTCTCGTTAATATTCTAAGAGAAGTGTTTATATTCCTATTTATTGTTTCTCCTATTGCCACCCTGCAACCTCAAATCTTATATTAGAAACTTCAGCATTTAATGAACCTTCAAGTTCAAACTGAAATTCTCTACCATCTGTACCGTCAGGGCATTGCAAGTATCTACCAAACTCAGTAGACCAATCAAATGTAAAGTCAGTTCCTACTTGTACACCATCAAGATATAGTCTTCCTATGATAGTTCCAGAACCTTTTACATCAATGTTTGGATCCCATATTCTATTACCGCCAGGAGAGATTATCTTTCCACTCTTCCATTTCCATGTTGAAGTCTCTGTTATTTCAGTAGAACCATATAGTTTATAAACAGTTCCATTTGATAAAACATACAGATCACCTGTAACATGATCTTGATAAGAACCTTGTACGATTATATCAAGCATTGTTATTTTATTCTTTTTAACTACTGAATTATCAATTAAAATAGTTTTTGTTGAATGAAATATATATAAGTAATCATCCATAAAGTTCATAGATGCTGAATTGTTATCAACATTTTCTTTAAACCATTTTTCATCAAAACCATCATTGGATATTATTTCATTTGTAGAACCATTATCAAGAGCAATGCCACTATCTGCAAGGTACATAGTTCCTATTGGAGTTAATACTGCTGCTCTTGGATTTACATTGCCCTCATTACCTGTTGTTCTATTTGGTAGTGCTATTTCAGGTTCTGTGAAGTCTAATCTTGCTGAACCGTTTTCAAGTAACACAGTTGCATATAATTCTGATACAATTATTCTTTTTACTTTTGCGCCAACAGACACAACATATTGAGAAGGCCATGCTTGAGGATATCCTGGTTCTGATATTAGTATCTTATCATCTTTCCAAGCATACAGACTTCCATTCATAGGACCTGCAATGCCATCTAAATCTTCAATAGGTGGTTGCCAAAATATATCTATTCCAAGTTCATTCACTCTTGTAGAAGTGTAATATGAAGGAAGTAAGTTTGCTGTTATAATCAAATCATCATCTGTAATAGTGCCATCATCAAGATAAGTTGTTGTTCCTACAGGCACAGTGGCAAGAAGATAATAATTACTTCCAAGGTTAGCAGTTCTATATATTTTCCAGTTTACCACATAAGCACTCGTTGGCAATGCAGGTCTATTTATAGTTGTTTGTTGTGAAGCAAGTTCTAATGTAACAGGAGTTTGATTAGGTTGTGACACATCTGTGTAGTCTCCCATCTCTCTTTCCCATACAACAACATAAGAATATGCTCCTGATACAGTTCCAACAGCGGTACTTGTAGTAGGGTTAGCAGGTTGATCTAATCCCAATACATCTGATAAAGCACCTATCTGTAATTGAAGTTTTCCAGATGATGCTTTATCAGTGTATATATGAAGATTAATATTGTCTCTAAGCCAATCTATATGATATTCGTTATCAGCAATCCACTGATCGTTGAACTTAAATAGAGAATCGGCAGTAGTTGAATATCCAGTTGCTATTTGCAATGGAGACTTAACAGACTTTATTATACCACTTCTAAGGTCTATATTTTCTGCATTATCGGCATATCCAAAACTTGTATAACCGTCTTTTACAGGGATCATACCGCCAAATTCTCTAAAAGTTCTATACATTTTATTTATAATCCTTCATTGTTTCTGAAACTTCTCTTGTTTTCTTTTCAATAAGTTCAGCTTTACGCTTAAGATCAACAGGTTCAGGGTTAAGTATTTCTATCTGTTCATATACTTTTCTTGGACAAAGCTTTGCTACGATGCCGTCAGCATTTTCTATTTGCACCCACGAAGTAATAAAATGATCTTCTATGTGTCTAACTACTATTCTCTGAAGTTCTGTTTTAACACCACGATATACTTCATATTTGAGTCCATTTACAGAACCAACTTTTGGATTTTCAAATCTATCATTAGGAACAGGACCAAGAACTACAATGAGTTTCTTCATGTCTTCTTTTTTTCTCTTAGACTTTGCTTTGATTCCTGCTTCATCTACAACAGCAGTTTTGATAACTTCACTGAGTGCAGCTTTAATATCATCTTTATTAAGTGCTCTTTTCACTTCTTCAGGTTCTACAGCTTTTTCAAATACGCTATTTAATCCACCACTTTTGACTTCTTTTTTCTTAAATACCATTTTGGAGCCCTCCATTATTTTTATATATTTGTTTTAAATGAAAAGAGGGGAGGGCTGCCGAAGCAGCACTCAACCTCTTTATTGTTTGTTAATTACTGCTATGGAATAAGTGTAATTGTAGTTACAACACTATCTTCAAAAAGACCAGTTCCAATAAGGATACCCTTTGAAATCTTGCCTTTTTTTGGAAATGAAGGATTAGTTGAACTATAAGCAATTTCATTGCCTTCAGCATCAACAACACAATGAATATAATCAGCATCAAGGATTGTTCCTACTGAATTATAAAATCTTGTTACACCAGCAACCTGTTTGAAATAAGCAGGATGATCCGTACTGGCAGCAATAGATTTTGCGCCAAGATATCTTTCTACATTAGTTGCTACCGCAGCAGCTAAAATGATAGACATTTCAGAAATAGCAGTAGTTCCATCTGTAGGAATCAAAGCCATAACAGCTGTTTTTGCAGCTCCAGGCATAAGAACATTAACCTGTGAAGGAGTGTACCCACAAGCTATAAAAAGACCAAAAGCGTGAGTGTCAAGAGTAGCGCCAGTGATAGAAAAAACTTTTGTCATGTTATCCATTATATCCTCCTTATGCCCTTCTCTTTGAAGCGGCAGCCCATACAAGGCACATCCAGTTCTGATTAAGAATAACGATATCGTGAATACACAACCAACCTGCATGACCTCTGCGACCGAGAGCATCACTTGCACCTGGTTTAGGCTTAATAAGGAAAACATTCATTGAATCTCTACCTTTAAGCATTGCACAACCGATAGCATCTTTTGCAAGAACCACTATTGGATATACATCAGCATCAGTACCAGAAGTAGACCTAATAACATCTGAATCAACTGCTCCGCCAAGATCTGCTGTTGGAAGGTAATGATTAGAAGTTACAAATCTGATCTCATTTACTGAACCAATTTCATTGTCACTAATACTGTCAGCAGGGCCAGCACCATAATCTTTTACATTAGCCCATGAAGAGCAAGCACGAAGATCAGGTTTAAGGTCATTGTGTACAAGACCGATATAAGCAGCAGTAATTGCCTGAGTACCAAAGTTAGGAGTAGCAGTCTGAATCTTTGTAAATTTCTTAGCATCATCAGACTCAAGAAGTGCAACAACTTCTTCAAAGAGAGAATCATCTACTACATCAACAACATCACCTACAGCAGATACAGCACCAGAATAACGAATGTTTGTAGCTTCTTTAAGTGCTGCAAAGTCAAATCTTTCGATTGAACCAGGAGCCTGTTCAGAAAGCAGTTCGATAATATTTGCAGGTACATCATTAGCATCCATGTCAAATATTTTGGAAGAAAGTCTGATGAAATCACCAAATTCTTTCATGTTAAGGTTTACATCACTTGTACTTGGTTTCTGACCATCAGGGTTTTCACCTTCAGCAAGAGGAACATCAGCGTAAGTGAGTCTTGAATACCTTCTGAAATAATCGTGATCAGTTGTATTCTGTGCCTTCATAAATTTCTTAGCATATCTCTGAATGTTAAGTTTTGGGTTTGTCTGTGTAAGTATTTCTTTTGCAGCTTTACCTGCGCTCATGGGAGGTAAGTCACCATATTTATTAAAATCAGCCATTGTTATTTCCTTTCATAGTTAAAAAAATGTTTGTTATTAAACCGAATTCCATCCATCATCAAAGCTTCCACCAGATGTGGGTTTTCTTTCAGATGTTTTCTTTGCTTTTACTTGGCTTGCCGCTGAATCAATTTTGGATTTATTTATTGTCTTGTTTTTGGCATCAATTCTTTCAGCCGTTTTCTTTGCTTTCCACGCATTAAACTTATCTATTGCATGAATTACAAGAGTAGTATTTTGAGGGTCTGAATTAACCTGTGCTGCAAGTCTATTATTTATAGGAAGATCCCACCATCGTTTGAAGGTCTTCCCTTGTATAATTTCCTTGCCGTTTTCATGTCCAAATTCTTCATTTGTGATTTCAGACCAATACTTATCTTCAGCAGTTTTAATATTATTTCTTTCTGCTTCGGCTTGTTTTCTGGCATTAGGATAAAGTTCTTGAAAAGATTCTTTAGACTTCTTATCAGAAACCCTTTCTGCCATACCAATCATTGCATTTTTAAGACCAGGATAAGTTTCAAATAATTCTGATACATCTTCATCAAACAAATCATCGAAATCCATTTTTTGAAGTTCTTTAGAAGAATGTGTTTTTTTAAGTTCTAAAAGCTGTTTAGTTGCTTCATCAAGTTTTGATCTCATTTCAGCTTTTTCAGCATCTGCTTCCAACTTGCTCTTTTCAGCCCAAGCTCTTGTATCAGCATAACGCTTCTTATAACTTTCTTCTTCTTCTTTATTCAAAATATCATCAATTAATTTATCTTCATTTGAAGAATCTTCATCCTGTTCTTTACCGTCAACATCAACATCATTATCATCACTTGAATCATTATCATCAAACAAATCATCATCAGATATAATGTTGTCATCTCGTTCATCAGATTTATTTTCAGTATCAACAGAAGCCGAATCAAGTTCGGGTGTCTTTACCTCTTCCTTACCATCTGAATCCCATCCTGCACCAAAATCATCATCATGTTCAAAACCTTGCTGTTTCATCAAACCCTCCTTTGTGGGTATAACATTTTATAAGAGTGAAGCCTTTGCAGGGGCTCTTTTTATGTTATAGAAGCCACTATATGTATATAATAAAAGTTATTCAACGCAAATAACTTCTATTGAAACACCGTTACCAGTGTCTGCTTTGTCTGTTGTTATTAACAGACGATCAATACCATTATTCTGTGCATTATGCTTTACTAAAGGATATAAACCACTTTCAGGAGGAGTATAAATTATTTCCTGTTCTCCTACTAACCAGTCAGTCGAATCTAATTCTTTTGTTGCTCCGTTTGGATCTAAAACCATAATAGAGGTTTCAAGAGTCACACCAAGAGCATTAGTGAATTTTATTGCAACTGACATAAGGTCTTTCGGTTTATATACTTTTATTGTTTTACTTAAAGCTGCTGCATTAATGCTTGCATCTTCTTCATAAACAGTTTTAAATGCAAATAATGGTATTGCGATAATAGATATTAGAATAAAACTTAGAAATATCTTTTTCACAATAAACCTCCTATACACTTTCTACAAATTTCTTGTAGATACTTTCATGTTCGAGAGTAAGTTCTGATGAATCATTAAGTTTGATTAATTCAGATTTTATGATACCTAATTCAGCTTCTGTTATATCTATATCAAACTCTAAATCTTTCGTCTTTTCTGAATCCCATCTGACCATGCCTGTTTCATCAGAACTTATTTCGAAGTCTTTTATTTCTTTACTTGTAAACGAAACTTTATTAGAAAGTTCTCTTACTACTCTTAGAGTAATTATATTTCCTTTTTCAGGAATCAAGCCCAGTGTCATTAATCTTTCTTTTATATTAAGTTTCATTGTTATCCTTATGAATCGCAAGCCATGAGAAACATTTCAGTTGTTCCTACAAGTATTTTAATCTTATGACTCATTTTAGTTTCATCGACATCAGCTTGTACCATGTTACCTGAACCAATAGTTCCGCCAAGGATAGACATAAGATAAACTTCATCATCTATATTTGTGATTGCTGTAGCGTTTCCACCAAGAACACATCTAAAGAAACTAACTTTTCCAGAAATATCTGAAGATGAACCTGAACCATAAATTTCTGCATTAAGTGCTGAAAGTGTACTTGCATAAGATGCGTCTGCTAACATAATCTGCGCATCTACACCTGCTCCAAAACCTGAACATGAACCTGCTGTAGATAGATCGAGAGAAATATGAGCCCCTCTTGCTGTACCAAGTGCTGCTGTTGCTTTTGTAAATGCTCTAATACACTCACCACCACCACCTGCACCGTTCTGTTCGAATCTAAGATATGCAAGTCTATTATCGCCTGATGTAGCAGTTGTTTTACATCTAAGTTCCATAAACTTGTTATCTGCTGTAGCAGAAGTGAGAGGAACCGAACTTGTTCCCATTGTCGTTTTTGTGAGCTTTAGTATTCCATCAGCCCCTACAACAAGTTTGTTTTTTGTTGATCCTACTTCAATACCATTTGTTTTAATTGGTGGTAACTTAATTTTACCCATAATAATAATCCTCCTATTTTTTATAATGAACTAAAAATTCGGTAGCACTTTCTTCTAAATGAAGAAGCTTATCCAATATTCTTATAGCACCCTGTGAATCTCTGATCTTATCGACTGAGCATTTAGGAGAAATAAGAAATTTAACTTCATGATCTTTCATTCTAATAAGTATATTCTTTATAGCAGAAGCTGTACTTGTATTATTATAATAGTCTTTTACAGTTTCCGCATCTTTATAATTTTCTTTTTCAAATAACTTCATTGAATCAATCCTTGTTCTTTACCTGCTATTACTGCTTGTTGCATTTCAGGAGGTAAATTACTTACTTCTTTTTGAAGTTGTTTTTGTTGTTCTTGCATCTGCATTTGCTGTTGTGCTTTCATTTGTTCTTCAGCTTGCATCTGCATTTGCTGTCTTTGTTTTTGTTCCACTTCTTCTTTTGAATAAGTATATTTGAAACCATCAAGATTTTGAGAATCATATAAATCTTTAAGTATTGCTTTAAAATTAGTCTCCATATTTACTTCAGGATTATTCATATTGTTTATAGATTGAAGCATGAACATAAGTGAATTTGCTAATTTAACTCTTCTTGAGTATGTTTCATAACCATAAGCTTTTACACTCATATCGGCATAAAAAGGAATATATTCTTCACTTCTCATAAAGAAATCATAATACTCATACCACTGAGGAGCTAAAATGTGCCTATCTATTTTCTTCATGATATAAAGAATAAAAGCGTGAGCACCACTCATTGACTGTTCTACTTCATATCTTGTTTTTTCTACATCTATTACTTCACCTTCAAGTATCTTTGGAATACCAGAATCATCATCTGCTTCTTTAGAAGACCATTGAAGACCATCTATAAGATTCTGACTACCAGATTGAATAGTTTGAAACTGAATTATTTGACTAAGGTTTTCTACTTCATCAAGTAATTCAAACATCTTACCTGGTGCTATATCAGGAGTTTCGCCATCTGCAAGTAACGATCTTTTAACAGCACCTATTGGAACACCATCAAACTTCTTTGCGTCCATATATGCCCTTGCTACACCGTTCTGTATCTCTTGCATATCTCTCATACATTCAGGAATACCAAGACCATAAGGAGTGCCATTTTGTTTAAGCCATGTAACTACATTGATAGGCCTTTTGCCACAAATGTTTATCTTTACTGATATAGTTTTACTGTCAGCAATAACAATATTTACTTCTACTGTAGAAACATCATCATCTTCTTCATCAAAAAGATCTGCTATAAGTTCTCCGAAAACCTCTTCATCATATTCTAATAGTTTTTTAACAGGGCATTTACCCCAAAAATCATAGAGTGTAATTGTTTCTCTTCTTGTGGCGTTTTTATCTTTGTTAGGATTTTCTTCATTACTGCCTGATGAACTGTTTGCTTTACTTGAGTTTTTTACAACTTCTCTTACGGCGTCCATATCGTAACTTTCAGTAGGATCGTCATTTGCCATTTGTAAAAGTTCGTCAGGTCTAATAGAAGGTCTGTGTATAACACCTATACCGTCTTGGGCATCATTGCCTTCAGGGTCCATAAATACATCCCATATATCAATGTGTTCACCTGTTGGTATCTGTTTTTTAATACAAGTCTTTTCATATCTGAGATTTTCCATATCAATAGTGCCATCTTCAGATTTAACAAATGTTTCTTCTACAGGTAACCATGTTTCTAATTTAGATGTTTTAAATTTCTTTGAACGCCAAGCACCACTGCCATGTACTATTAAATCAAAAGAAAGTTTATCAAATTCAGACTCTATATCACTTTCAGTAGCCCAATCTTTATATACTTGTTCTTGTTTATCTGCTCTTGATTGAAGTTCATCCTTATCAAGCATTTTAGCCCAAGGGCCCTCCATTACAGGAGTAGGCTCTATCTTCATTGGTATTCTTGAACCAGGAAAGAGTGTAGTTCTAATTATTGCTTGTGCAGATCTACATTTTCTCTTTGTCATATTAACAAATATTTTAGATCTCCAATCAGAACCTTCTCCGCCTTTCCACTTCACATTAAATCGACCTTCCCATTGGTCAATGTTAAGGTGCATATCATTTTCTTTATCTTTTCTAAAAGTAGAGAAGTCTGAATATAATCCTAATACATAAGATGATAATACATCTGAATCTATTTTTTCTTTATTTGCCATATCCTAATACCCTCTTGTAATGATTTTTATAATCATCATATCTTTTTCTGTGTATATTTTGACTTGGAGCTTGATATCTTCTGTCTTTTGCTCTACTGTTAAGAAAATATCTTGCTTCATCAGCTATATGATCTTCAGACTTAGTGTCTATATCGTCAAGGTCTCTTTTATCATGTTGCAATGCAGGAATAGTTCTAATAAAATCTCTGCAATTATCCATTACATATAAGTCAGGAACGCCATTTTTCCCTGTCATGTATTGTCTCATTAAATCCCAGCCGGGCTTCCTTTTCTTATCTGCTTTTCTAAATCTTACTTTACCTTTACCTTCTTTTATCATTCTGCTATATAAAGAGTAACCACCATCTTCTACAAAAATGTTCCAATCCGAAACACCATAAGAAACATTCCAATTCTTTTCTCTATATAATATTCCTTTTGTAACTTCTTCAATGTGCATCCTTATACCTTTATCAGGAATTGATACACCGTTCTTATCTTTCTCACAACCATACCATTCAGCAAGTCTTATTACACTTCCAGAAGGATAACAAACTCCATCAGGAGCCATACTTCCATCTGCAATAGCCCACCATCCTACACTGAAAGGATGTGAAGAACCCCAATCCATTGACCTTACTATTTTCCATGTAGTCAAAGGTGGGAATGAAGGAATTATATTTTTTTCACTCCAGTCATTTGTAAAAAAACCACCTGGTACAATATCCCAATCTCCATCAAGGAAAGCTTTTCTTTTAATTGGATCTTTTATCGAAAGCAATTCATGTGCGTAAGTGGGATCGTTTGCCATGCCTATCTGGTTGTCAGTCATTTTTGCTTGTATGAAAACTCTTGTTCTACCTAAATCATCTGTCATTATTGTATATGGAGGAGCAGGATCTACAAAATATGCTTTTACCCAAAAGTGACCTGGACCACCTGGATTACCTGTACACCTTACTCTTTTTCTTTTAGCAACTTCAGGATCAGAAGTTCTACAACAAGTTCTAATGATTTCATACATTTCGTATGTGGGCCAGTTACCTATTTCATCAATCCCTATCCAAGGATATTCATGACCCCAATATTGCTCAACATCCTCTTCTTTTGCAAGGTACTTCATATAGAGTCTTGAACCTGAAGGAAATAGCCAAAAACCTTTAGACTCATTCCATATAGCACCAAGCTTAGGAAATATCTTTCTTGCTTTCTTTTTCAAATCATTCAGCTGAGGAATACTTCTTCTAAATATTATTCCATTCCATTCTTCGCCAAATTCATCAACATCTTGTAGATAATCAAGCAATAACCAAAAAGAATTATGTGTAACATTAAAGTTTCCAGTAACATATAATCCATCTCTGTTGTTTACAGTTATACATTGTGCTTTTTCTCTGCCTGAAAATGATATTGATTCTATTTCAACTATTTTGTCACATTCTTTTTTAACTTCATTATATTTTTGTATAAATACTTTTAAATCATTTTTTAAAAATATTATTATCTTTTCTGTATCAGTAACGAACCAATCTCCATTTTCAAATTTTATTTTCCATAAATGTTCTAATGTACATCTATCTATTGTTTCATCTGAAAATTTAAAATCATAAATATCTTTAACACCTAAAGGATGTATAGCTATTACTTCAGTTTGTGTGCTTGTAGGGCTTGTTATAATGCTACCTACCTGTAAATTTCCCATCTCCATAAGTCCGAAAGGTGTTGATATCAGTGAGTCTAAAGTTTGCCCTTTACCTGTGAATTTTGCTCCGCCATATAGTAACTCATAAGCCATACACTCTGTTGCTGCAGTCTGTGGGCCTACCTGTGGACCAAATACTTCTTTAGGTCTTTTTAGTTTAGTTGCTGTAAAAGCCATTACTTATCTTCAAACTTCATAGGCTTTATATTCTTAGGCATATTATCTTCTTTATGTTTCTTTTGCCAATCTTCATTAGACAGTCTTTTAGTCTTAACAGTCTTATCTTCAACCTCTTTTTGTTCAACAACATCTGCATCAGGTTTAGTTCCAGATATAATGCAAGCAGCCTTATAATCAGGATGCTTTATCTTTTCAAATACAACTCTCTCTTTTATCTTACCCTCTGGATCATAAGTAGTCTTAACTTCTTCATAAGGATAGCCTTCTGCCATTTTGACAAAAGCAACTTTACCTTTTTCAGCAAGGCAAGTATCTCTATTACCTTTGAAGTCATTATATCTAAGTCTAAGATCAGGGAGTTTTTTTAAGTTTTTATTGAAGATATAGTATGTTATTCCGAATGTTTCACATACTTTACTGACATTGGTTTCAGGATAGTCTTCAAGAAACTCAATTATAGATTCTATTACAGGAACAATTTCAATATCTTTTATGTTGTCACTCATAATTCTCCTCTATAACAAAAAAAGTATATACAAAAAACTTGCATATACTTTAAAAATACTCTATTTGTTGCACTTTGTCAACAAAGACTGTTTACATTTGTCAACAACATTTTATTTGTATAGGTTGTTTTAATCTCTCTTTTCCTATTTCAAAATACTTATCATCTTTTTCAATGCCTATGAAGTTTCTATTAGTATTTTTACAAGCTACTCCTGTTGTACCAGAACCCATTGTGAAATCTAAAACTGTCTCACCTTCATTTGTGTAAGTTTTGATTAGATATTCCATTAGGGCTACTGGTTTTTGGGTTGGATGTTGTTTTCCCTTTCTACCATCTGGTAAATCAAACTTTATTAAATTTATTGGGTGTTTATACCATTGTTCTTCTTCCGTTTTCCTTATTAAAACGCCTTTTGTTCCCTTTCCAAATTGCTCACCATTATTATTAACACTATCATTTTTTCTATAACAAGCCTTAAATTCTTCAGGTGTTCTTTTTATTTTTTGTGGGTTATAAGTCGGTTGTTTTTTATAAAAAACACTAATTTGCTCTAATGCTCTCATTGGTTGCCTTTTTGCCATAAAATTACCTGTTGGCTTGTTTTTTTGCCA